CAGGTAATTATCCACAACGAGCATTATGAGGGTGGACAATTAGTACAGTATCACGCTGAACGAGTCCACCGTGTCAACATGGAACACGAAAGGATTCCGGATTACTATGTGGGTGATCCTAGTATTCGCAATACTGATCCCATTACTGGTACTAGTGTCCAACTCGAATACCAGAACGCTGGGGTCCCAATCGTTCTGGGCAACAACGACGTTCGTGCTGGTATTAATCGTGTTGCTTCTTATCTTGAGGGAGTCCAGGGTACTCCCCGTCTTTTAATCACTCGGAATTGCCAGAATCTGCTGCGAGAGATTCAGCGGTATCGTTGGTCTACTTGGGCCACAAAGAAGCACAACTTCGAGAAGAATAAAAAGGAAGAACCGAACAAGAAAGACGACCACGCTGTTGATGCGCTAAGATATATTATCGCATCACGCCCAGAGATGGACTCTGGCCCTCGTGACCCCTACCCTGTAGATCGGCGTGGCGCTGCTGTGCCCGTGTTCCCGAACGAGCCACTAGTGGACCAAATCAGCGGGCCAAATAAGGTGCAACAATATACCGACTTCACTTTAGGGAGTGAATACTAATGGAAATTCAGGTTAACGGTAAGGCTGTCGCTAAGGTTAACGGGTTCACTCGTTCTGTCTCGATTCGGACGGAGAACGGTGAGGTCACGAACTTCCCGACTGCTCCTGGTATTAAGAAGTTAAATATCATTACTGAGCAGAAGCTTCCGGCTAATGCTCCCCGTCTTGATGAGGTCGAATTCCTTCAGTACCTTGATGCTAAGGAAAAGGGTCTGCTTGAGGGCGATCCTGACCGAGACGGTCCTTCCCAGGCGGATACTGATACTGAGCGTATCTCTGAGTCCGAACTTACTTCCGATGAGGAAGAGACTGAAGAGGACGGCGAGGAAGAGACTGAAGAGAACAACGATGAGGACAAGGCTCCTCAGTTAAATCTGGGGTCGTAATGGAATTAATGCCCGAACCGATGGCACTCCCCGGCTGCTGCTTTAAGTGCAGGGCCGGCTCTAACAATCGGGACTTCTTCATCGACCTCCAGTTTAATTTCGATTTTCACGGTGCAGTTTACATCTGCAATGAGTGTATTCTAGAAATGGCTCATGCTGCTGGCTACATTGCCCCAGATGAAGCCCATCAGTTAAAGGAGAAGGCACTCATCCTTTTGGAAGAGAAGGCCACCCTTTTAGAGAAGATTTTTGGATTGGAGCAGGCCATTGATGGGTTACGTATTGCTGGGCGCAGCGTTGGGGCTGTTCCCGAGCGTGATGATTCTGCTCCTGTTTCTTCAGATGCAGAAGCAGAACCAGAAGGAACGGGAGAACTGGTCGAAGGAGAGAGAGTCTCTCCTGAACAGGTGCATGACGAAGGAGTGGCAGAGTTATCAGATGATGACTCTATCAACTCCGACTTCACCTTCACCCTTTGAGCCTTACGCTGGGGAATATATCCCCGGTATGTCTGATTCCGAAGAACTGAAGCGAATGGGCCGGAACATGGCTGACGCTGATGGAATCGGTGAAGTTAATTTCGACGATTACGACAGCGAAATGCTGTTTGGTCAGGAACGGGTTGAGTAGTGACTGCTGTAGAGCCGAAGCAAGACGAGCGCAGTTTCTTCGACGCTACTGATAAGGTCCTGCCCGAGAATCGGGAAAAGGAAATCGTCTCTTGGTGCCAGAGCAAGTTTAAGGTTGCCAAGGATAATCGCCAGCAGTTTGAGCGTATCTGGTACATGAATCTGGCGTTCTACTTTGGGCGTCAGTATGCACAGTGGGCGGCAAATGCTCAGGCTGGTGGTGTACCGAGGCTTTATGAGCCTCCCGTCCCCCCTTGGCGAGTTCGGCTTGTGAGCAATAAGATTCGTCCTATTGTTCGCACCGAACTCGCCAAGGTGACGAAGGAAAAGCCCCAGGCTTACGTTGTTCCTTCGTCTACCGATGACGAGGATCTTTTTGCTGCTCGGGGTGCTGAGGCTCTCTTTGAGTATTTCTGGCGAGTCCTTAAGTTAAACAAGATTGTCCGTCGTTCTGAGTTCTGGACGATCATCTGTGGTACCTCCTTCATTAAGGACTGGTATGACCCAGACACTATGGACTCGGCTGGAATGCCGGGAAGCATCTCTACGGAGCCTGTCTCTCCGTTCCATCTCTATGTGCCAGATACTCAGGAAGAAGAACTGGAACTCCAGCCTTATGTTGTTCATGTTCTTGCTAAAGAACGTGAATGGGTTAAGGACAATTACGGGAAGTCCGTTGCGGCGGACTCCACTGGATCAGCCGGAGTTCTGGAACAGCGATTCCTGAACGCTATCGGCATTAACGGTAATCCCAAGAAGAACCATGTTGCTGTCCACGAAATGTGGATTAAGCCCTGTACGAAGTTCCCTGATGGGGCTGTAGTGACTTGGGCGGGCGACACTCTTCTGCACATTATCGAATCGTGGCCTTATCAACATGGGGAATATCCGTTCTCTAAGTTAGACCACATTCCTACAGGTCAGTTCTACGCTTCCTCTGCGATTCCTGATCTTATTCCTCTCCAGAAGGAATATAACCGGACTCGTTCTCAGATTATTGAGGCGAAGAACCGGATGGCTAAGCCGCAGTTAATGGCGCCGAGGGGGAGCGTTGATCCTACGAAGATCACTTCTGAGCCTGGTCTTGTCATTTTTTATACTCCCGGGTATACTCCTCCTCAGCCTCTTCCGCTGCAGTCTATTCCGGGTTACGTCATTGATGAACTTGATCGCTGCCAGAGGGATATGGACGATATTTCCTCGCAGCATGAAGTTACGAAGGGACGTACACCCCCTGGCGTTACTGCTGCAACCGCAATCGCCTTCCTTCAGGAAGAGGATGACTCCAAGTTAGCTTACACTATTGCTTCTTTGGAAGAGGCTGTAGAAAAGATCGGTAGGCATTGCCTGTCTCATGTTCAGCAGTTTTGGGATGCCCAGCGTACTGTTGAGATTATGGGTAACGATGGTCAGTGGGAACAGTTAATGTTTGGTAAGGCTGATCTTCGTGGTAATACTGATCTGCGAATCGAAGCCGGTTCTGCTCAGCCTCGTTCTCGAGCCGCAAAGCAGGCTTTCATCATGGAACTTGCTGAGAAGCAGATGATCCCGCCGGATCGTGCTCTCAAGTATCTGGATATGGCTGAAACTGGCCGTCTTTATGAAGAGACGATGCTTGATTCTCGCCATGCTCAGCGTGAGAATATTCGGATGCGGAATGGTGAACAGGTTATGCCCAATGACTGGGATAACCATGAAGTTCACATCATCGAGCACAATAATTTCCGCAAGCGTTCCGAGTTCGAGAAGTTACCTGACGAAATTAAGGTTCTTTTCGAGCAACATGTCCAGATGCACAAGCAACTGCTAGTCTTGTCGCAGACCGGAGCGCCGCTGCCTCCTGGGATGCCCATGCCTGGCGGCAATCCAAGTAGACCACAGCCCGAAGGGGGCCAATTAAATGGCTGATTTACAGGTCGGCAATGTTCACGGTGTTGCCGCAGTCGGAAACACGAAGGGTTTTATCGGAAACGTTACCGCCGATGGCGTGGGTACCGTTACGCTCGATAGCGTGAAGGGCCTTAGCGCCGGTGACCGAATCGATATTATTGATCCTTCTAATGGTACCGTCCTTGCTAGTAACCGTATAGTTACTAACATCACTAATGCTGGCGTGGTTACCTACGACGGCGCTGATGTTGCTGCAACTACTGCTCACGACGTTTTCTTTACTGGTACCTACACTACTAGCGGTCCTGCCAACATTAACGGTGGCAACTCGGCCCAGGAGGGTTACCACGACATTGATCTTCTCACGATCGATAATCTGCGTACCCGTCTCAAGGCCATCGATTCCGGGCTCTACACTGATGCCAAGCTGAATGAGATGACCTACAATGACATGGTCTATGCTATTCGTCTTTCCGATGCTCCTAGTACCATTAAGTAATGGCTGATACCAAGGCACCTTTTATTACCCGCAAGGGAGAAGTTCGACGGCGAGATATTGTCGCCCGACTCTCCGGCGAGAAGGTGACGAAGGAATTAGCCAATTACCGGGCTGGTAAGGGGCGCACAGTCTGTATGGAATGCGCCCATTACGAAAGTCCAGAGTCTACGGCTGCTGGCTGTAGGCGAGTTATCGGGCCCGTTGAGGCTCAAGATGTTTGCGATCTTTTCGCAGACAGTTCCTATAATCAGCCAGGCTCTACTTCTCGTAGAGCAGCTAACATCAAGGTGAATATCACATTATGAGTTTCGTCCAGGGTCAAGGCCAGGAAAGCGGCGGAAACGAGCAGCCGCCCGTTGAGAACGGGTTTGTTGCTCCCCCCGAACCTTCTGGTACAACCCAGCAGCCGGAGCAGCAGACTGAGAATCCTGATTCTCTTGCTAATCCTTTCCTGAGCAACATTCCCGAGACTGATCGGCCAATTGTTGCTAAGTATATTAAGGATTGGGATGCCGGCGTTACTCGGAAGTTCCAAGAAATTCACTCTCAGTACGAGCCCTACAAGCAGTTGGGCGCTGATGTAGAATCCCTACAGGCAGCGTACAATATTTATCAGCAGTTAAATAGCGACCCAAGGGCATTTTACCAGGCGCTTGCTGATGCTTTAGGTGACGAGTTAGAAGAGCAGGGTCAGCAGGGAACTCCACCCCAGCAAGTTAATCCGAACTTCCAGGGGCTTCCCCCGGAATTTGTTACTGAATACCAGCAGACTCGTAAGGCTGTAGAGGCTCTCGCCCAGCACATTCTGGATCAGCAGAACCAGCAGCAGGCTCAGCAGGAAGATGCTGAGTTAGACAATTACCTCAAGTCTCTTCGTGAAAAGCACGGAGATTTCGATGAGGAATTTGTCCTTACCAAGATGTATTCCTCGAACATGGACGGTGACCAGGCTGTAGAGGCTTGGAAGCAGGCAGTTCAGAATTACGTCAACCAGGTTGGCGGTGTTCAGCAGCAGAACGGTCCAAAGTTTAAGCCGCTTCATGGCGGCGGATCGGTTCCGAATGAGGAAGCCAAGAAGATCACGGATCTGTCCCGTAATGAAACTAAGTCTTTAGTCGCAGATATTATGCGGCAAGCCGTGGAGGGCTAATCCCAAATGACTGCTACACTTACTACTGTGAGTGCTCTTCTGAAGGAGGTTTACGGTCCTCGGATCGAGAACCAGCTTCAGGAAGAGACTGTTGCGCTTAAGCGCATTGAGCGTACTTCCGATGGTGTCGTTGAGACTGTCGGTGGTAAGTACGTTGACTTCCCGATCCGTGTGAAGCGTAATTCGGGTATCGGTAACCGGAGCGAGTTAGAGGCTCTTCCGACTGCCGGTAGCCAGGGTTACGAGGAAGTTCACGTCAGCCTGAAGTATTCGTATGGCCGGGTTAAGTTCTCCAGCCAGTTAATGACTCTGGCTGAGAAGAACTACCAGTCCTTTGCTTCTTCTATGGACAACGAGATGGAGTATCTCAAGTCCGATCTGGCGAAGGACGGTAACCGACAGGTTTATGGTGACGGTTCTGGCCTTATGGCTACCTTTACCACCACCGCTGCTTCGGCTACTTCGCATCCGGTTGACACTGCTCAGTATCTTGAGATTGGCCAGAAGGTCGATATTCTCGTTAAGTCCAACGGCAACACCGTTAGCCTTAACAACGAGATTACTGACATTGTCGGTACGACTGTTACCTTTGCTACCGCTTTTGCGGTGACGGCTAATACTGACGGTATTTACCGTCAGGGTAACTACGGTCGTGAGATTTCCGGTCTTGGTCTGATCGTCCACGACACCAAGACCCTGCATACCGTTTCTCCGTCTACTGTTCGTAAGTGGGCTGCTACGGTCGATTCCAACAGCGGTACTAAGCGGGCTCTCTCTGAGGGTCTGATGATTACCAACGTGGATAAGGCCCGAATTAACGGTGGTCGTACTTCACTGATTCTAACGAGCCTTGGCGTTCGTCGAGCGTACTTTAATCTGCTTTCGCAGCAGCGCCGGTACACCGACACCAAGGAATTCGCTGGCGGTTTCACTGGTCTTGCCTTTAACCACGGTAAGGAAATTCCCGTGGTCGAAGATCCCGACGCTCCGGCGAATACCATGTGGGGCCTTGATGAGGACAAGCTTAAGGTTTACCGCAACAAGGAATGGCATTGGGCCGACGAGGATGGAAACACCCTCAAGTGGGTTTCCGGGTATGACGCCTTCGAGGCTTACATGCGCCAATTCTGGGAGTTAGGAACCTCTCAGCGCAATGCCCACTGGAAGATTGAGGATATCACCGAAGGCTGATAGTTAGGGGGTGATCCTATCTACACTTAAGTTGAGTGCCGCATAAGGTAGCCCAACTTCTTCGACACTGTGAATGGCCCGGCTCTCGATAGAAGGGCCGGGCCATTTGCATTAAGGACTGAAATGAACTACATTGACGGTAAGGCACCAGAAATTGTGATGGTGCAGGGAATCCCTGTAGAGCGAGACGCTTTACGGGTGGCTGAAGCCATTTCTGAATACGACGAAAACCTTCGTCTACAGTTTGTTCCTGAGAGTGCTTCTGTAGGGGAACCGCCATTTCGAGTTGTTGAGCGTTGCCGAGATGGTGTTGAGCGAGTCGCTATGTATGCCTGGAAGTTAGATGGAGAATTACTCCAAAGAATCCAGGCAGCCGACTGCGCCGCCCGTGACCTCGACGCTATCATTACGAAGAAGAATCGAGAGGCAAAGGACCGCCTCAACCGTCGCTACCGGGAACTGAAGGAAGAGGCAAATGAAATTGCCCACGCAGTTCTTAAGAGTGATAAGAGTAAGTATACTGTTCGTGACCCGTTTGACGGGGTTCTCAAGACTTTCGAGTAAGGGGCTGTAGGGATGCCGGTTTCGAGTTCTGACGTTCTCATCAAGTTATCTACTAAGACTGGTACGGCGGGCAATCAGAACGCCGGCACCCCTAACGGTTCTCTCGGTAAGTATATCTCCACTACGCAGATTACCGACGCTACTTTACATAACCTGTTTGATGCAGTTAGTGGCGATGAAAATGCTGCCAGCGATGTTGAGTATCGCTGTGTTTTCATTCACAACAATCACGCAACTATTTCTTTTGACAACGTGCGAGTTTATTTAGTTTCGGAGGTCGCTGGAGGCGCTTCTGCGGCGATTGGAGTTGACCCTACGGCTGCTAGTGCTATCGGTGCGACTGCGGCGCAGGCTGTCGAAGTAGCGGACGAGAACACGGCTCCTACAGGTGTCACGTTTACTGCCCCGACTGTTCTAGCAGATGCAATTAACCTCGGAGATATTGCGGCGGGCTCCTGTAGGGCATTTTGGGTGCGGAGAACTGCTGCTAATACTGCCGCTCTTGCTAATGATGGCGT